GTTTTAACATGTGGAAATTTTAAAACTCACGTATTTACAGGACCTGGTAGTTTTGTAGTATCTTGTGGTGGAAATGATTTAGGTTCTAATTCAGTAGAATATTTAACAATAGCTGGAGGTGGAGGAGGTGGTAATTCTGGTGGTGGAGCTGGTGGTTTTAGACAAAACTATCCAAGTCCAACAATAGCGGGGCTACCAGTAACAGCAACAACTTATCCTATTACAGTAGGTGGTGGAGGAACAGCAGGATCTAATTCTGGTTCTGGTGGTTCTGGTAATAATTCAATATTTTCAACGATAACATCTGCTGGTGGAGGTGGTGGAGTATCTCCTAGCGTACCAGGTACAGCAGGAGGATCAGGATCAGGGGGTGGAAACGGACCTTTTGCTGGCGGAGCAGGAAATACACCTCCAGTAAGTCCACCACAAGGTAATAATGGTGGAGCAGGCGGACCTGGTACTGGTGCACCTAATCAAGGATATCCATCAGGAGGAGGAGGTGGTGCAGGAGCAGTAGGACAACCTGGGCCTAGTAACACTCAATCTGGACCAGGAGGAATAGGTTCATCTTGGACAAATCCTTTATTCGGACCAACTGCACCAAGTTATGGAACTCCAGGACCAGTTGCTGATACAAGATATTTTGCAGGTGGAGGAGGAGGAGCTGGTTGGTCAGCCCCTGGTGGTGGCGGAGCAGGAGGATCTGGTGGTGGTGGATCAGGAGGAAGTCAATTTTCAGCAGGAACATCAGGAACTACTAATAGTGGAGGAGGTGGTGGTGGTGGAGGTAATAGTTCTGGAACTAACGGCACAGGTGGTTCAGGTATAGTTGTAATAAGATATAAATATCAGTAAAAATTATGGCAGGAATATTAAGAACAGATACAATACAGAATTCAAATACGAGTACTATAATTACTCAAACTAATAGTACAACTATTACAATTGGAACAACAGGACAAACTGTTGCTCTAGCATCAGGAGCCTCGTCTTCTGGTTTTGGTGCCACTTATAATGGTGCAGTAAACTGGGATACAACTCCTAAAACTACAACAGTAACAGCAGCTTCAGGTGTTGGTTATTTTATTAATACAACAAGTGGCGGAGTTACAGTAAACTTACCTGCAGGAACAGCTGGATCAATAGTTGCTTTATCTGACTATGCAGGAACTTGGAATACAAACAATGTTACATTAAATGCAAATGGATCAGAAAAAATTGGAGGAGTTGCAGCTTCTGCAACTTTAAATACTCAAGGTCAAGCAGTTACATTTGTTTATGTAGATTCAACACAAGGATGGGTTAACGTAGGTGATGCAACAAAAGTTACAGGAAATGCATTTGTAACAGCCACAGGTGGAACAATCACAACTTGCGGTAATTATAAAATCCATACATTTACAGGACCTGGTACTTTTCAAGTTACACAAATAGCAACCTTACCAGCAAATAATGGAGTTGAATATTTAGTAGTAGCAGGAGGCGGTGGAGGTGGAAATTTTTTAGGCGGAGGAGGAGGTGGTGCTGGTGGATTTAGAACTAATTTTCCATCTGCAGGAATTCCTGTAACAGTAACAACATATCCAATTACAGTAGGCGGTGGAGGTACTGTACCTGCAGGGAAAGGTAATGATTCAATTTTTTCAACAATTACATCTACAGGTGGAGGTGGAGGTGATGCGAATCCAGGTGGATCAGGTGGTGGATCTCCACATAGAGAGGCAAGGACTGGATCGGGTAATACCCCTCCCGTAAGTCCTTCACAAGGAAATAATGGTGGAACTGCCCCACTACCAGCTGGTTATGCTGGAGCTGGTGGAGGTGGGCATACTCAAGTTGGTACTGATGCTGGACCTGCTTATGGACCAATAAGTACACAATCAGGTGCACCTGGTGGTAATGGAACTTCATCATCTATATCTGGATCAGCTGTTTTTTATGCTGGTGGAGGTGGAGGAGGTGGATTTCAACAATCAGGAAGTGTTTCTGGTGGAACAGGTGGACAAGGTGGAGGAGGCACTGGAGCAGGTGCACCAGGTCCTGGCACAAGCACACCTGCAACTGCAGGAACAACTAATAGAGGTGGAGGCGGTGGTGGAGGAGGCTATAGAGGAAATGGAGACACTTATACACCAGGACAAGCTGGTGGTTCAGGAATAGTTGTTATTAGATACAAATACCAATAAAATAAAATTATGAGTGAAATTAAAGTAAATAAAATTAGTCCTAAACAAACATGTACTCAATTAACATTGGGCGACAGTGGAGACACTATTATCATTCCAGCTGGTGCAACGATCACGAATAACGGTACAGCTAATGGTTTCGGTAGAGCAGGTTCGGTAAACTGGGATACAACTCCAAAGACAACAGGATTCACAGCAGTTAGTGGAAATGGTTATTTTTGTAATACAACATCAGCAGCTTTTACAGTTACTTTACCAGCAACACCTTCAGCTGGAGATATAGTAGCAATTGCTGATTACAATGGAACAGCTGTTACAAATAATATAACTATTGGAAGAAATTCTTCCAATATTAATGGAGCTGCATCAAATCTTACAATTGCAAAAAATTATTCAGCGGTGACTTTAGTATATGTGGATGCAACATCTGGATGGAGATCAGTAGATACTTCTAATACAGCAGATATTGAAAATACATTTATTGAAGCAACAGGCGGAACGGTTTTAACATGTGGAAATTTTAAAACTCACGTATTTACAGGACCAGGAAGTTTTGTAGTATCAAATGCTGGGACGGCAGCAGGTTCAAATTCAGTAGAATATTTAGTAGTAGCGGGGGGAGGATCAGGAGCATACGCAGACGTTGGGGGAGGTGGTGGAGCAGGTGGTTTCAGACAAAACTATCCAAGTCCAGTATCAGCAGGTTTACCAGTATCAGCAACATCTTATCCAATTACAGTTGGAGCAGGTGGAGCAGGTATACCTGGTCCTGGATGTACTAACGGTAATCCTGGATCAAATTCAATATTTTCAACAATTACTTCTAATGGAGGAGGGGGTGGTGGTGGAATAAATGCTTCTTCTGCTCCAAGTGGTGGATCAGGAGGAGGTGGTAGAAATGGTAATCCCCCTAATCCAGGTGGTTCAGGAAATACACCTCCAGTAAGTCCACCTCAAGGTAATAATGGTGGTTTAGGTGTTGATGTACCACCAGCATATGGTGCGGGTGGTGGAGGAGGTGCTGGAGCAGTAGGATCTGCAGGAACACCATGTAATGGTGGAGCAGGTGGAATAGGTTCACCAATAGCAATAACAGTATTCGGACCGACAAGTCCATCTTATGGTACACCAGGACCCAATCCTGGAAGATATTTTGCAGGAGGAGGAGGAGGTGCTAGAAATAATCCAGGAGTAGGAGGAGCAGGAGGTTCAGGTGGTGGCGGAGCAGGAAATGGTCCAGACGCAAATGCTACACCAGGAACAATAAATACTGGTGGTGGTGGTGGTGGAATGGCTAATGGTACATCAACTACTGCTGGATCGGGTGGATCAGGAATAGTTGTAATAAGATACAAATTCCAATAAAAACTATGGATTTACAAGTAACACAAACTAAATTATAATAGGAGACAATTATGGCACATTTTGCAAAATTAGGAGCTAACGGAAAAGTTATAGCAGTATTAACACTGAACAACAGTGATATGCTAAATGCTTCTGGAGTTGAAGACGAATCAGTTGGTCAACAGTATTTAGAATTACATAATAACTGGCCAGCTCAGATGTGGATACAAACATCTTACAATACACAAGGTGGACAACACAAAAATGGTGGAACACCGTTTAGAGGAAATTATGCAGGTATTGGTTATACTTGGGATGAAGAAGATCAAATCTTCTGGCCAAAGAAACCTTTTACTTCATGGGTAAAACATATACCATCAGCATCTTGGAAATCACCAATTGGTGATGCTCCAGCATTAACTGAAGAACAAAAAACAGCTTTGTCTTACTACGAGTGGAATGAAGCTGGACAATCTTGGGATCTAAAAACTAGATCTTAATTATTGACTTTTAACTAAACAATATATATCTATTGCATAAGGTGTTATGCATAAGAAAATACTATCTCAAATAGACCTACATTTTGGTCAAGTAGAAATGCCTAAAGGTTTTGAAATAGACCGAGAAAAATTAGGTGCAGATATTTTATCATCTACTATTTATAATAGAGAATTTCCATTCTCTAGATCTTTTGATATGTTACAAACATATTTAAGAGAACATATTAATTTAGAATATGGTTTTACATTAGTTCATAAAAAAACAATTGGTAATATTTATAAACCAAGACAGCATTCAAATTCTTTATTACAAGTTGATCCTGTAGATTTAAGAAATTCACCAGATTATGTAATGCTATATGGAGTAAATGTTGGAAAAGATTCTTGTAAAGTATTTATAGAATATGATGATAATAGAAGAAAAGGAAGAAGTTGGGAAATACCTTTAAATAACAACGACTTTATAATGTTTCCTTCTACTCAAAGATATCATATAACTTCTAATACAGCAGAACAATTAAATTTTATATTAACTACGACTTATGAATTTATCTAATTATTATTGGTATTTTAAATCAGCTTTAACTCCAAAGTTTTGTGATGATGTTATTAAATATGGATTAAGTCATCAAGAGGATTTAGCTATTACTGGTGGATTAGGTGTAAATAGAAATTTAAAAGATAATCCTTTAAAAGAAGAAGAAATTGCAGATTTAAAAAAGAAAAGAAACTCTAATATAGTTTGGTTAAATGACACTTGGATTTATAAAGAAATACACCCATATATTCATGAAGCTAATAAATTAGCTGGTTGGAATTATGATTGGAATTTTAGTGAGTCTTGCCAATTTACTAAATATAAGTTAAATCAATATTATGATTGGCATTGTGATTCTTGGGATAAACCTTATGATAAGCCAGAAGATCCAAATAGCCATGGTAAAATTAGAAAACTATCTGTAACTTGCCAACTAACAGATGGTTCAGAATATACAGGTGGCGAACTACAGTTTGATTGTAGAAATTATGATCCACACATGCGTGATGAAGATAGACATGTGTTGACCGTAAAGGAAATACTTCCTAAAGGCTCTATCGTTGTGTTTCCTTCTTTTGTGTGGCATAGAGTACAACCAGTTACAAGAGGAACAAGATATTCTTTAGTTATATGGAACTTAGGATATCCGTTTAAATAATATGTTTATACAAGAATATTTTAAAACACCAATCTGGATGGAAGAAAAACCAGAGTTTGTAAAGTCGCTTACTAAAGCAACTGACAAATATATTAAAGATGCTAGAGAATTAAGAAAAGACGATATTAAAAAAAATGGAGATTTTGGTACATCTTATCATTCAACTCCATTAACCGTTGATTCTAAATTTAGAGATTTTCATAATTACGTAGGTCAAAAGGCTTGGGATTTTTTAGCTTGGCAAGGATTTGATATGGAACAGTATACTACTTTCTTTTCAGAAAGTTGGGTACAAGAATTTGCTAAAAATGGCGGCGGTAATCATTCTGCTCATATTCATCATAACCAACATGTAGGTGGTTTTTACTTTCTTAAAGCAAGTGAAAATACTTCTTATCCAATATTTCATGAACCAAGAACAGGAGCGCGTTGTACGAAGTTAAAACTTAAAAACCCTAATGCTATTATGCATGGTACAGAACTTATACACTTTAAAGTTAAGCCTGGAACACTTATATTCTTTCCAGGGTATATGGAACATGAATATGCAGTAGATCATGGTAAAGAACCTTTTAGATTTATTCATTTTAATATACAAGCAGTTCCTAAAGAAATGGCAAAGGTAAACGTATAATGACTAAATATAATTTTAAAAAAGATAGATTTACTGTAATTGAAAAAGCAATAGATCCAAAAATTGCAAATTTTGTATACAACTACTTTTTAATGAAAAAGCAAGTTGCAAGAACAATGTTTGATACAAGATACATTTCTCCATTTACAACTGAGTTTGGTGTATGGAATGATGATCAAGTACCTAATACTTATTCTCACTATTCAGATATAGCTATGGAAACTTTATTGTTAGCTGTTCAACCTATTATGGAAAAACAAACTGGATTAAAGTTAATTCCAACATATTCATATGCAAGGATTTATAAAAAAGGAGATATATTACATCGTCACAAAGATAGATTCTCTTGTGAGATTTCTACTACATTAAATTTAGGAGGAGACTCATGGCCAATTTATATTGAACCAAATCCTAAAATGGGTGGTGTTGTAGAAGGTAAAGGTTATATATCTGATAACACTAAAGGTATTAAAGTAGATTTAAAACCTGGTGATATGTTAGTTTATAGAGGAAATTTATTAGAGCATTGGAGAGAAGAATTTAATGGACAAGATTGCGCACAAGTATTTCTGCATTACAATAATGCTGCAACTAAAGGCGCAAAAGACAACATCTTTGATAAAAGACAACACCTAGGTCTTCCGAGCTGGTTTAAGAAATGATATAATTCTATATTGGGAGGGGTCTTCCACCTATACACCAACCCTTCCCACTATAGGATTATATTATGTTTTTTGGAGCAACAGCATTTGCAGAAGCACCTTTTTCAGCTGAAGGGATTATAAATCAAACCGTTGAACTTACTGGCGTTCAAGCAGCAACTAATGTTGATAGCGTAAGTATCATAGCGGGTGGAAACGTAGATGTTGCTACAGGAGCAGAAGTAGATTTAGAAGCTACAGTTAACACAGTTGAAATCACAGCAAACGCTGATGTTGATGTAAGTACAAATTTATTAATAACAGCTTTAGGTAATGCTGAAGCTTATTTTGACGTTGCAATTGATGTAAGTACAAATTTATTAGAATCTACAGTTAATAGTATAACCGCTAGTATTGCAGTTGATGTTGATGTAAGCACAAACTTATTACAGTTAACTGCAAACACTGTAGAAGTAGAGATTAAATTTGATGAACTTGTAAGCGGTGTTCAATTAAACTCTACAGTTAATAGTGTAGAAGTTAATGCTATTTCATTAATAGATGTTACTGGTGTTTCATTAAATACAATTACAGGTTCTGTAAGTATTGAT